TGCTTCTTGTAATCCCTCACGTTCAGCACCAACTTGACGTAAACGTAAAATATCATCGTAATCTGTTTGCGACATTTGAGGAGCTGCCATTAAAGCATTATTCATATTAGCTCGTTCAGACATATAATTTTGTCCGTATAATTGTGTTCCTAAATCTCCAAGAGAATCTGCTAATACTTCTTGATTAGCACCACTACCTAAACGNCCTGCTGAAGTAAATTGAGATTGAACACCAGAGGTAACGTCTCCTGCTAATTTATTATACAAATTAGTTATAAAAGGATTACTTGTTGGGTCTAAGTAATCTCCTTTTAACTGTTTAAGCATTTCTGTGTTAGCTTGTCCCATTAAAGGAGAACCTGCTTTTGCTCTTGCTTCTTGTGCTTTTAAAGCTAAATCTGTTTGTGGAGAAAAATCAACATACGTTTGTCCAGGGAAATAATTTGGTCCTGGAGCTTGATATAAACTTTCTGCTCGTTTAAATCCTTCTTGTAAATATGGGATTTGCGTAGCCCATGGTGTTACGTTGGAAACTGTTTTTGCTTCTCCTGCGCCTTTACTCATTTGTTAATTCCTTCATTAATATTATGTGTTTTTGTTTGTAATCTTTTAACCATTTAACCCAACCTTTACGTCCAACGAGTTCTATTCGTTGACATTTGTTTAATTTAGCCCATTGTTCAATCTGTTCTTTTATTGGATTGAACCAAGACTTCATATTCGTTCCTCCTGCTAAAAAATAACGACAAGAACGAAGTCGTGGATAGTCTATTATTTCTGTAATAATAGCTGCTTCCACTACGTTTGTTTTTACATTCCACGAAATCCATAATTGCATTTTCTTTTTTAACAAACTGTCAAAAATATCTTTAGGCATGTAGGCAAAACCATCAATTTCTAATGGTTTTAAAAGAAGTGGCTCAATCTGTTTCCAAATTAAGCCAACATCTTTGGGAGGAACGTAACTTATTTGACTATCCGAAGATAGTGAATCCGAGTGTTTGATCTGTGTTTCCTGAACTGGCATGTGTTAATGTTGCTGAACCATTTACTCTAGCAGAAACATACAACGTATTTAAAGCTGTACGTGCATTTGCAGTTGTTGGCATAAAAACAATAACAGAGTTTTCGCCAATCCGAGCATTGGTTAATGTTGAAGTAGTCGAACTTGCTGTCAATGTGATGCTTCCTGTAGAATTTAATTTTCCATCAATCGTATTATTTAATGATGAAGAAATTAATCGTAAATGCAGATCATGGTCTGGCATAGAAATAGGGACATTAGGATATTGGTTTGTTGCCATTATCTTTTACCTTCTGGTCTTGCTTCTATTTCTACTCCTGACATTGTTGTAAAATTTCCTGTTACTTTAACTCTCATACGATGAAATCTACTTGTAGATCGCATAGGACACGAACCATTTGTTAAAGTTGAAACTGCTGTTCCAACACTAATTGTATTTAACTGTGATGATCTTGATAAAGGAGTTACTGTTACTGACGTTCCCCCTACACCATCAACAATGGGAGTAGAAGAAATTAACGTAGATCGTCTTCCTTTTGCACCTTCAAATTCTGTTGTATCAACTGTCGCTGTTAGACTTGTTGCAATAAACTTTCCAAATTTTTTATCGCCACTAAAACCTGCTAAACCAACTATACCTTCTCCGTAATAATACGAGTCTAAAGATTTAGGTAAATTATCTAACGTGCCTAACTTATCTAAACTTTCTAATGTGGTAAAGGCTTCTTGGGAAGCAGTTGCAATATATTGAATATCCATGCTTGACCCTGTGCTAAATCTATTAACGGAATAATTATAAATTAATAATTTATTATTTATATCTCCTGTTGTAGAGCCTGTTGCACCACCTCGATAAGACCAAAATACACAACTATTATTTGGGTCCACAGCAGCACATATTCCATCTAAGTTAGATGCTAAGTCTTCAAAAAAATAGTTATCTATTTTACCTTCGCCTATTGGTGTTAATTGTTGACCACCTGTTAATTTATAAAATCCATCTTGTGCTAAGAAGAAGATCATATTACCAAACGAACAAACAGAACGTGGAGCAAATAAACCTATGTTGTCAGAAATCTTTTCAAAGGTAAAAATTAAAGGAGTACCAACATAACTAACCCTATAAATTGCTCTCTCAAAAAATATAATACCAAAACTTTCTCCACCGATAATCGCTTGTATATTACCATGAGGACCAACAACATCTTGATAACCTGATTGTGTAGTTTGTGATGGGGTCCATTGTGTTATATTATTTAACCCACTCCATTTTACACGTTGGTTGTTAACATTATATTTTTGAAACTTATGTGTTTCACTTCCACCAGTAGCAGTTAAAGTAATAGCTGTTCCTGCTGTTGCATTAGCCGAAGTTGTTGCTACCTTAAAAGTATTTGTACCAACATAAATAACATAATAGGTACTACCATCAGTTAAGTTAGTTAATGCAGTATTTGAATTTCTGTCATAAATAACTGTATCGCCAGTTGACCAACCATGACCTGCAATAGTTATTTCATTACTAGAAATAGTATTAGAGTCAAAAGTTTTTGCTGTATCATATTCTGTTGTAAAACCTGTAAAAACAAAATCTCTAATTACTGCTAAATATTTTGCTTTAAAAGTTGTTAAATCTGAAAAAAGACTATCAACACCTTCTTGAAATTTTTGAATATAATTTGCATGGTTAGCAGCAATAATATTTGTACCAAATTGTGTAAAAGCCCAAAAGTCTCTTGCACCTTCTGTTGTAGAATTACTATAACCACCTGCTTTAGATTTATCTATAAACTCTTGTGAAGAGTTCATTTGATATAATTTTGTAGCATCTCCTGCGTAATTAGTTGTACCTCCTTCGTTAAAGGCGGTAAATAAACCAACGGCATTTCCTGTTAAAGGTGTTGTACTTAATTCTTGAAAACCAGGCAAAGATTTATACCCAACTTTCAATGGCAACACATTATCAGCTTGGATAGCTCCTGTGTTTTGATAAGTTGGTAAATCAGTTTGTAATTCGCCAAAAGGTATCATTAGTAAACTCTTCGTTTAGGGGAGAATTGCGTAGAAGTCATTTGTATAGGTGTTGAAGAATGTTTTCCTTTTTCATCACTTAAATTAGCTTTCTGTACTGCTTCATTAAAAAGGTTAGCCCATACAGGAAGTCTTTCATCATTTTGAATAAAAGGAGTTGCTTCTAAAATACTACCATACAAATAAAGTTCAGGATAGTTTGTTAAAATATCGTTTGTTGTATTAGAATCAGATAATCCTGCTATCCGTTTATAATAATACATATTAATTGTGTAATCATTATCAGGGGAAGGACCAAAATACATTTTGTCTCCAATGATTGTGTAATACACAGGCATACCATTACCAGAGTCAACATACACTCTATTTAATTCATTAGGAGCCATATATTGTAATTCAGTTTGAGGACTTGCAGAAGTATTCTGCACAGAAATAAATTCTAAAAATCCTGTTGGAATTGAAATATATTTTGTACCTGAAACTGTGTCAGTAGTTGTATTAACAGCCATTTCACGCAAACGTAAATCTTTTGCATGACGTGATTCTGCTAGATCAATAAATGTATCAATGTTAGCAGTTAAATCATCTCTGTTAAGATAACTTGCTATCTCCGTTTTTAAATTTGTGTAAGTATCTAATGCCATTTAAACTGTTCCTGTCCATACTCGAAATGCTCTATTGTCGGAATTATTTAACCATCTTTTAAAACGTACATGGTCAACAATATCTCCTGTTGAAGACATAATTCCTTGTTTTGCTAATTGTTCAACAACAACCAAAGGGATAGATGCAACATGATTAAGTTCTTTAGACTTACTTACACCTTCCCCAAGGCTTTGTTTTCTTTTATTTTCTTCTATGACAGGAGTTAAGTCTTGGGTTCTTTCAATATGAAATTTACCTTCACTTTTATCTTCAATAAAGTTTGTATCAACTATATCTTTTGAAATAGAATATTTAGTCATTATGAAGACATCTCCGTTACAGAAATTTGACCTGCTCCTGTTGCGTATGCAGATACAGTATCAGAAGGACTTGTTTTCATAGTTATTGAATCATCGGCACTCAATAACATTCCGTCTTTACTTGCAGCAGTACCTTCTAATTTAATATAAGCATCAACACTTGTTGATATATGAACTAAATATACATCAGCAGAAATAGCAGTTGTTAAAACTCCTGCTCCTGAATGATCTTGTACTGTATATTTAATTGGTCTGTATTGATATGTTCGTGCCATGATATATCCTTATCTTCTAATAACGTAACTTACATCTGCTGTAGTAGCTGCTGCTTGTTCGCCATTACTTTTAATATGAATTGCGTCTCCTGCAGCTACTAATACTTCTCCACCAATAGCTAAAGCTACACCACTTTCATCTGCTGTCGCATCTGCTAAAGTAGCATCAACAGTTGTGTCGGTGCCATTTTTCATAATGTCAAATGTAGTAGTCGCATCAATTACAGTATGCACATTCATGTAAATTTCTTTTAATTTTCCACCATCAGGAATAACACATACAGGACTTGCATTGTCTGCTGTTTGAATGGCAGTCATATTACCACCCATAATAAAATAATCGTTTAAAGTTCTCATTTTTTTCCTCTTATTGTTCTGAGTTAAAACTCTTCAATAAATAAGGGGGCCGAAGCCCCCTGTTGTTTCTTAACTTAACCTAAAATTAAGAAGTAGTTAAATCTGCAACTATACCAGAAGATGATTGGTTTCTTGAAACCACTCCACCTTCCATTAGTAATAACATGTGAGTGTTATCGCCAGTTTTTGCTAGTTGAGTGTTTTGGAATGGACGTAGAACATTGAAACCCCAATATTCAGAATCCAATACCCAACAATCTCTATCTCTTTGGAACCTGTTTGGTTTAACAGTTAAAGTTCCAAAATCAGATTGGTACACATCTACTGCCGCAACAATAGTTTTTGCAGGTACTTCTCTAATTGCAGTTGAACCGCCTGTGAAGCCAGAAATTGCTTGTTTGTTAAATGGACCCACCATAATAGTGTCTGGGTTTCCACCTGCATTGTAACATTCTCTGATTACTTCTTTTAGCATTGATTCAGAAAAAGCTCTTTGAGTTCCATCAGTTCTTGTGCCTGAAGGTACTCCGTTAGTGTGAGCTGCATCTGCACCCCCAGTACCAACACTAGAGTTTCCTCTTATCCATGTTAATAATCCTGCTGTTTTTCTTGCTGCAGCAGAACCTCCCACAGTTGGGATTACGTTAGCTTGACAGATACCTGCTTCTACGTCTCTNTTTAANTCNTTCGAATTTTTTGCGAGNNNATATGCNANTTGAGTNNNGCGNCCTGCNGCATCTACAGCATCGTCAGTACCAGTAATGATAAAGTTCTTTGCGTAGATTTGTGTGTAGTTATGTAACTCTTGTGTAGCAGTTTGTGCAGTTGCCGAGTAGTCGTCTCCTTCTACTTGATGGTTTGCAGCACTTGCTGCAGCTAAAGAGTCTGTAAGCCATTTGAACTGAGTGTTCGATGCCTTACCTTTACCCATGCTAGAAAACATTGGAGTATCAGTTGGGCTGATATTATAAATTATATCAGATAACTGTTCTCTTATGCCTTTCATATCATAGGTATCGAAAGTATTTCCTGGCTGTGCCATGATAATTTTCTCCTAAAGTTGTTGGGCTTCCGTCCAGGCAAGGAAAGCATCTTTTGTTTTCCTATCATTCCCCTTCTTGGGATTGTCTTTTAGAGAAGCCATTGCTTTTTGAATCGCAGACGAACTTTCAGAAGATGTAGTAGTTTGTGAACCAGAAGTTGTTACCCTAGGAACTCGTTTAACTTTCTTTCCGTCTAGTTTTGCTTTTTTTAAATTATCTAATTGCATTGCATTGTATGCTACCAAAACTGTTCTGTGATCTGTTAAATTTTGTAGTTCCGTATCGGTAAATCCTTGTGATACTAAAAAGTTTTTAATATCATTTTGAACTTTAGGAGCTTTATTAGGGTCGCCAAGAATAGGTAACTTTTCAATCAACTTTTCTTGTTCTTGTTTAAGAACAGTATTTAATTTTTGTTGATATTGAGCTTGTTGTTCTTGTTTTTCGCTTTCTAATTTAACTCGTAAATTATTCTGATGTTCACGTTCTTTTGTAATTCTAGCTTGTGCCTTAACATATTCCGTTGGGTCTTCTTCATAGAGCTTTTCCAAATCGGCTTCGGACATACTAGGTTTATCAAAATTACTTACAACTTCTTCAAGTCGTTGAACGTATTCGGATTTTTTTTGATTAGCCACGTTCATTTCATCTAAAATTTTTTGACGTTCTAACTCTAAGGTTTTACGTTCTTCACTTAATTTAGATGTTTTTTGTCGGTAATCAGAATCTTTAGCATAACCACTTTGTAATTCCTCTAAAGTAACTTTAATTGTCTCGCCATTGACTTTGACATCAAAAAGTTTCTCGTCAGTTTTCGTTGTGGTGTCCTCAGACACTAATTCCAAATCGTCAGGGGTTAATTCCTGCGTTTCACTTTCAACTTTAGTAGATTGCTCTACAGGTGTCTCTGGTGTTGTGTCCTCATTCCCTGTGGCTTGGTCTTCTTCCAAAGTACCCAAAAGGTTGATGATTTCACTTTCTGCTGTTTGCTGTGATAGCGCAACAGATTCCTTTACAGGTTGATCTGCCATATAGTCTCCTTAATTTTTAATTAAAAATTTTAGTTTTTTGTATGTCGGTCAATGTCTTATTCGCCAATTTTCCTGTCTCCATGACAGACGTAATTTCGTTGATAAGTGATTCCAACATTTTACGCATGAGAAATATTTTTTCTCTTGCTTCGGTATCTCGAAGAGGAGATGCTAACCATTCTTGGTTTAATCTTTCTTCGATTTTTTTTACTGCATCAGTAAAAATTTCGTCTTCTAGTATTCTCTTTGCTTGATTACCTAGATGAATTTCTTTTGACATATTTATCTGTCTGATACGTTTCCGTAAGTCATTCCACTTGTGCCTACATTTTCGGTAGATGGGTTGTTATATGGATTACTATAATTATAACTACTAGAGCTACTAGAACTGCTTGAGCTACTGCTAGATGTATCATAAGCGCCCCCACCATCTGTTCCTTGATTAATATAAGGTTTATTTCCTGATTTCTTTTTCTTAATTTCTGTTTTAGGTTTATCAATAGTATTAATTTCATTAATTGCAGTTATAATATCATTGCCTTGATCTTGCGTAAAATCTCCACGTTTAATTAATTTTTTTATTGTTTTAATATATTCAGGAGTTAAAAATTTATCTGGTACTGTTGAAACATTTCCACTTTGCGCTGCTGCAAAAATAGTATCAACTGCATCTTGCAAGGAACCAAAAGCAACTGTTTGACCATAACCTGTTACAAATTTACCATTACCATCATAATGTCCACCTGTACTTGTATGATATTGAACTGTGTTAGGGTCTTTATCTGCACCTACTCCTGTTGGAACATATTGATTAATTATTCCTGCTACAGATTTTGCAGTACCAGGTATTTTAATATTTGTATTTGTTCCAATGTTACCTAATTTATCATTGTAAAAATTTGCTTTTTGTAATGCTTGTTTATAACTAGGAGAAAAACTAGCAAAGGAAGGACTATCAACACCACTTCCTAAAAACATATTTTTCTTTTGCAGAGCATTAGTAAATTGTTTGTATTGTCTGTCGTTTAACATTTGAATAGGACCAGATAACATGTTTGCACCAAAACCTAAAACACCAGGAGGAAGACTTTTATCGCTAAATTGTTGTGGACCTTTTAAATTTCCATCTTCGCCAATGTAACCTTTACGCATACCAAAATCCATTAACTCACTTTCAGACATATCGTTTAAAGGAACATTAGAAAGATT